TCATGGCGTCAGCCTGAACATGCCGAGCGGCGCGTCGAGCCGCCCGAAGGTTTCGAGGGTCCATGCCGGCAGACGCTCCCGGCAAAACTCATCGAAGTGCGGCACCCCTGGCACGCGGTGCCACTCGCCGACGATCTCGGCCACGCGGCCCAAGCAGGAGCACTTCGCCAGGATGCCATATTCCGATCCTTCGCAGTCAAGTTTGAGCAGGTCGATCCGCTCGAGGCCGTAAAACTTGCAGAGATGCTCGAGGCCGAAGCCCTGCACGTGGATCGGCGCGCCATGGGCCGTGTCGTTCTCGAATGGCTGCGTGCCAGCTGGCAAGACTTGGGAGCCGCCGGAGTTGCGGCCAAACACGAACGGGTGCAGCACGACATCGTCTTCATACGTCAGCGCCCCCTCGATGATCGTCACGTTGGCAAGGCCAGCCAGGTTCTTCTCTGCGATCTGGACGTTCTGCGGATGCGGCTCGACCACGAAGACGCGGCCGGACGGATAGGTCGTGGCTGCGAATTTGGCGAAGACTCCGTAGTGCCCACCCACATCGACGATGATCGGAGCGTCGCGCTCGATCGGCCGGTGGTGATAGTAGCGACAAGATCTCATCTCGGCGGCGACGACAGCGCCCCAGAATCCGCTCTGTCCTGGATGGACCCACAGCTCATAGAACTCGTTGTAGACCGGCGTCATCCCCACACCTCCCGGTGATACTTCACCGCTTCGTCGGCCACTTCGGCTGGCAACAAGTTGGACAGGCTCATGCAGGTCTGGCTGCAGAACGGGTTGTGCTTGAAGTGGTAGCAGCAGCCATTGCAATCCGCGCCGGCCGAATGATCGGGCGTCGCGTTGTACGGCAGCGGCGTGCGAGGCATCAGGCAACGGATCAGCGGCGCGTGCAGGAAGAGTTCCTTCCGCGTCGGGCCGAGCAGACAGAGTGCCGGCAGATCGACCAGCGGCGTCCAGTTGATCAGGGCCGAATCGTTGCCGATGCCGAGTCCGGCCAATTTCATGCACGCAGCGGCCCGCACCATCGGCCGCGCATCCACCGCATTCTTGTGTTTCTCGAAGCCCCGGATCGGGAGCGCGAAGGATCGGAGGCCATGCTGCGCCAGCAGGTCCGCCAGCTGGTCCCAGTAGATTTTCGGCCAGACGCGATTGGGGCTGAGCGAGTCGGGAAAGAAAAGAACCGTTTGGCGGTCGATCCCAAGCGAACGGGCGAAATCGATATCCTCGTCGGGCATCGTGAGCGTCGGCTTCTGAAACAGCCGCGGTACGCGGTAATGATCGGCGTAGAACTCGAGCCGCCCGAGCGTGCCGCCAGCATGTAGATGCTCCATTTCGGCCGTGAACGCGGTCCACTCCGTCGGGTCCTTGGCTGGATCGTCCGGCTCGCAGCCGAGCAGTCGCGCGTGGCGGGCACGTTCCCCCGTGGCGCCTATCACCAGCGGCCGCTGCGTCTCGCGCGTCCCCAGAACGATGTAGGCAAAGATCGCCAGGTCCCCCCAGCCAATCCGGTCGAGGTTGACGACGACGGGATACTTCTTGGCCGCAACCCGCCGGACCGCCTCGTCGAACAGACCGCCGAGGGAGAGCGGAGCGCCGGCCAGCCACGCAGCGCCGCATGCCTGGAGCTTTTCCCACCAGCTGTAGAGCTGGGCATTTTCTTCGAGGAGGTCCAGGAAATACTCGCGCCGTTCGCGGCATCCGGCGACGCCGGCGCTGTCCATTTCCGCGGCAATCCCGCGGCAGTTACAGCCGGGCTTTTCGCTAATTTCAAGTTCGGCGAATAAGGCTGTCAGTTCCGTGCCCGGACCGGCGCTTGGCGACTGAGGCTGCGGATTGGGACGAGCCCGGCAACTGGCCTTGAACATGCGAGGTTCGCTGTACCGGGACAGATACCGCGATTTGCACGCGCGGCAGCGATGGACGTACATCCCATCTTCTTGGCCAATGACGACCGTTTCACAGTTCACGCTGCGGCCCTCAATGTTGCTGAGCTTGGCATGTTCCCATCGCAGAGAAGATCGGGACCGGGTCCAAAACTCTCGGAAACCTTGGTGAGCGTTCGCGGCATGACCCCGCATTCGACATTCGGAAAGGCCGCTGATTCGTATCGCGCAAAAAAACCGTTTGGGTGAGGTGGACTGCACCCGCACCTACTTCCGCCAAACCCCGGATCGTCGCTGAAATTGAAATCCACTTGCCACTTGCACGAGACATTGGAAACCACTGATTCGACTCGCAGCGTGACTCCCAGACATGCGCAGCCACCGCATGTTGACGTGCCACCGCACAAGCCCTCGATATGAAACCAATCGCACGGGTTGCGGAGTGCCAACAGGTATTCGCCGGCGATCAATGCGCAGTCAGAGCAGCAGTGGTTCGTGAGGGTGGGACCTCCCAAATCCACGATGTAACTGAATACGGGCTGAGGATCGGTGCAGCACGAGCAGTCAGCGGGCGGCTCCGGACAATTGGGGCACTTGTCGTCGTCGCCGGGAGCGAAGTGCTTCTGGAACTGGAAGGAAGTGAAGGTGGCGCTTCCTGCTCGGCCGGCGTAGATGCCGTCCGCAACCTTGGAGCTGCCCTTGGCGCCTGTGAGGGGGCCGCCGGTGCCGGTGAGAACACCGTTGTCGTAACAGACGGTCAGCGTGTAACCGCCAGCCGTTCCGGTTCCGGTCTTAGTTTGGAGCGTCGTGCCGTTCTTGCCGATCGTCAGCGTCACGGTGGAGCCGGAGAGCGCCAGCTTTGCCCAGTGGTATTCACTGCCGTCGACCTTCATGTTCACGCGGACTTCGGCATTCTGGCCGCTGGCAAGGATAAACGTGGCCGCCGCGTAGTGCCTGGTGCCGAGCTGAGGGTGGAACACGCGGAACTTGCCACTATCCCATTTGCACGGCGTCTCGCTCCCGTCGGGGAAGCTGTCGGATTCGATCAGGCACGGCGTCATGCAATCGGGGCAATTCCGTTTGCAGGCGACGTCATCCTTCATCCAGCCGAAATAGAAATCGTCAACGCGAACGTTTGGCGAACCTTGCAATCCCACTTTGAGCCCGCCGGCCAAGCTGCCCAGATACTGCGTTCCATAGACCTTGCCGCTGGCGAGGGTCAGCTTCACCCGGAGAATGTCGGATGCATACGGATAAGTGCCTTTCTCCATGCACACTTCCAGCGTGTGCCACTCGTCATCGGGAATCCCGTCGCCGACGATCTGGCTGCCGGTGGCGGTGCCGTCGGGATTGAGGTAGGTCTGCGTGCCCCCTTCGTATTTCACGAGGTTGAGTTCGTGGCAGGTCGTGTCACTCTTGACGATTGCTTCGACCCGATCGTCCGCATCGGCCCAGGCAGCGAAGACTTGGAGCAAGCCCCCGCCGTTGGGCATCTTGAACCGCACGCGGACTCGGCGCGGCGCGTCGGCCCCACCGGGGTGGTTCGTCTGGAAGATGACGATGGCGGGAGACGTAACAAACAGCAGCTCGTCGTCCGAAATGTCGCTGTCCCCCGATTCCTCGGCCCAATTCGCTCCGAGCGAATCGTTATCCGCCCGGTTGAAGTCGTCGGTGGCGATTTTGCAGTCGCTGCGTCTGCTGCCGTGGAACATGCGGCTACCCCTCGCACTCGTCGATCGGCAGACTGAATAGCACGTTGCCCATCAGGCCCAGCGTCACCTTCCTGTCTGCAATCACCCCGATCGGCGATAGGCATTCGGCCTCGACTTCAATGCCGGTCTCCTCGCCGCCAGCGGGGCCTTCCCAAACCATGACGGCCCCTTCGACCCCCTCCGCGGCATTATCGACGGCATATCCCCAGGCCTCGAAGCGCCCATCACCCAACAGGACGAGGCACTCCTTTTCTCCTGTGCCGCTAGGCTTATGGAGGATGCGCACCGGCCCGAGCACGTCGGCTATCAGGACGTCGGTGCCATCCGGGTCTGGACGGGCGAACTTCATGTCGGCATGCGCGAAAGTCACCAGCGCCGGGCAGATGCCCAGGATCTGCGCCGGGCCAGTGTCGCCGTCCGGAAGCGCCTCGAGCAGGACACCGAAGGGCGCATCCGTGCCGTCGTGCAGCGTGGCCGAATGCCACACGAGATGCCGCGAGAGATCGGTAGGGATGTAGGTGCCGACCTGGAGGATCTCGCCCTTGCGCCGGGCAGCGCCAGAGGCGTTCTTGATTTTGATGACGCCGAGGGGTGCCTGGTTGCGGCCATGCTGTTTCCCCTGACCGCCGACAATTTCGCGGAAGTAGTAGTCGGTCGCCTCCATGATGCGGGCGATCGTGCTCGCATCGCGAAGAGGTCCGGGCCAGGGGCCACCGGGGCTGGGTCGCATGGTCAGAACCCCAGGGCTTGCCCGAAGGCGATCGTGTCGTAAACCCGCTCGACGTAGACTGCCTTGGGCTTCTTGCCGGGAAGCGTCTTGCCGGGGTCGCTGGTCGTGTCCTCGTAGTCCTTGTAGGCGATCCAGGCCAGCTCGTGCCCCTTCTTAGTAATGCCGGCGATGTCGCCGATGGTCAGTCCCGAGGCGTTCTTGCTGTAGGCCACGCTGTACTGGACTTCCCCCTCGACATCCGTGCCGTCGCTGCCGGTGGCGCCGAGGAAGAGCGCCTCACCCGGCTGGAAACCATGCCAGGCGTCGCTATTTACCATGCCGGTGATCGAGCAGAGATAGCGGCCATGCGCTTCGGTGATGACTGCCTGCGGATGCTTGACGTGGTAGTTGAACCGGCCGGCCGGGATGACGATGGTCGTCCCTTCAACGTCGTTGTTCTCCTTGACGTTGATCGCGCCGAAGTAGTTTTGCGCCGTGGTGGGGAAGCGGGCGATGTGCTGCTTGGAGTTGGTGATCGCGATCGTGCCGCCGGTCGTGTCGAACGTGAATCGATAGGAGCCGGTCTCGTACTTCCGCGGGCCGTAAGGCACCGTGACATAAAACAGCTTGTGCCCCTGCGGGGCGACCTTCAGGTCCTGTTTGTAGAGAATCCCCTCGACGACCGCCTGGATGCCGGGCGTGGCCGCATGCGCGAAGGCGGTCACCACCGCCTGGTCCACTTCGCCGTCGGCGACGTATTCCATCACCAGCGACGGCGGGTTGCTCGTCTTCTGGCGGCTATTGGGTCGCTCTTCAAAACTGAACGGCATGGATTAATGGAATGAGAACTTGAGCGCCAGATCGGCGACCGCCTTGGCGGTTGCCTCGGACGCGGCTTTGATCGCCTTGGCCTCGTTGACCTGGGCCTCGGCCAGCCGCTCCATGCGGGTCTGGCCGCCCTGGCCGAGCGCCATGAGGCCCACGGCCGAGAACGTCGCGGCCGTGCCGGCGTTGACCTCTGCAGCGTCCGGTCCCTTGATCGGCGATTTCTCGGCAAACGCCGCTTCCTTGGCTTGTGCCGCCGCTGCGCGCAGGACGGCCAGCTCCGAAGCCAATTCCTCTGCGCGGTGCTGGGCATCGGTTGCGCCCGTGTCGATCTTGGTGCCAAACTCCTCGGCTGACTTGGCAGCCTTCACATTCGCGCCCGCGCTGGCGATGCCAGTCACAGCGCTGGTCACACCGAGCCCGGTGGAAACAGCACCCCCACCGACGGCGACCCCCGCATCAAGGGCACCCAGGCCCCGCTCGAGCACGTTCCGCAGGGTCGAATCCTGCGGCAGAAAGCCGGCGATGGAGCGGAGGGCCATGAGGCTGCCGCGGATGCCGGCGATGGCCGTATCCCACAGCACTTTGATCTGCTTCACGACCGCGTCCATCGTGCCGAGGATGCCCGCCATCAGGCTGTCCCAGGCGGCGGCAATGCCGCTGATGGCCGTGTCCCAAGCTCCGGCAAAATCCCCGGCAATCAGCTGCGTGCCGATCCGGCCGAGCGCACCACCCAACACGCCGCCGATGGATTCGGCAATCATGGTCAGGCCCTGCTGGAAAACGACCTGGAGCGCCTTGACGGCAATCTGCCCGGCCAATTCGAGGTTCCCCGCCATCAGCGCATCGCCGATGCCGCCGACCGCCGTGCGGATCGTTTCGACCAGCGGGCCGAAGAAGCCCATGATGCTTTCGATCGCGGCGCGCCCGCTCTCAGTGAATCGCGCCCAGGCAAACACGCCGGCGACGATTGCCGCCACGACCAGACCGACGGGGCTGGTCAGTGCACCGACAATCGTCCCCAGCACTCCCAGGGCGCTGGCCGCCACGCCGGCCAGCGCGCCCAGTCCGAAGATGGCGGCGCCAATGACCGTAGCGGCGGCTCCGGCAGCCAGAACGCCAGCACCGATCAGAGCGATGGTGCGGATGAGCCCCCCATTCTCCCGGGCCCAGCGGTTGAACCACCCGGCGATGTGCTTCACCGTCTCCAGCGCCGGCAGCAGCATCGGCGCCAGCGCGGCCCCAACCTCGAAGACCGTGGCACTGAGCACGGCCTTGATCTGGTCGAAGGCGTCGCCGATGGCGTCGGCCATCCCGACCGCTTGCTCGGTCGGCACCAAGCCGAGGTCGCGGGCTTCCTGCCGCAGGGCGGCCAGGTTCTCAACCATCGGTAAGAGCTTGGTTCCCGACTTGCCCCAGGCTTCAATCGCAGCCCTGGTCCGCGCCGCCGGGTCCTCGATGGCGGCGATGCGGGCGGCAATCTGATCGAACGTGCCGCTGATCCCCTTCTTCTGCTGGTTCATGATGGCCTTCTCGATGTCCTCCAGGCCGGCCCCCGTCTGCTCGGCCGCGAACTTGAGCTCGGCCAGAGAGCCGACCGTTTCCCCGGTGCGGCCCGAGAGATCTGCCAGCTCGCTCCCCATGTCGGCGAAGTGGGCCACGGCCGCCGCCAGCGGTGCGACGATGCTGGCCCCGATGCCCGTGAGAATGCCGCCGACCCGCATTACCTCGGTGCCGACACTTTGCAGCTGCCCTTTGAGCGCATTGAGCCCCTGCTGCACCGTGTTCTTCATGTAGAGAAGAATGTGTGCCTTGCCCGCCTCGATATCGGACCGCGAAGCCATCAGAACTCCCAGGTCTTGGCCAACTGCTCCATGACGGCCGGGTTATAAGGAAGCGGTTTTTCGCTCGTTGCCACGCCATCGAGCGTGCCCGTGGCTACGAACTCCTGCAGCTGCTCCTCGCTCGGGTCGCCGAGCATGCCCCACACAAGTCCGGCCTGCGCCACGATCAGGGCGCGGCGGTCGCGGAGGGCTCCTTGGCGCATGCGCCAGAGCTGCCGCCAGGTGTAGGGGCGAGGGTCGAGTCCAAGGATTCCCGTAGCTTCCCAAACTGCTCGTTCAGGATCGTGTGCATCTTGGCCTCCACCTGCTGGTCGATCTGCTCCATCTCCCCCGCTGCCAGCTTGGCCTTCACCAGTTCCAGTGCCTTGGCTCGATACTGGGCCAGCTTCTCCACGACCGCGGCCAAGTCCGGTCTCTGGAGTCGGAGGAAAAAATCGTGCCACTCACTGAAGAATTTTCGCTGGGCGTCGTAGAGGCACTCGGCGGCCAGTGCCTTGCCGAACTCTTCGGCCGTGACGTTTTTGGTAAGCGCCTGCGGCTCGACCACGAACCAGAGCAGCTCCCAGAACTGGGGCATCTCGTTGGCCAGCTGATTGGCCAGGTCGTCCTTGGCCGGCTCCCACAGGTTGAAGCGCCCCTCGGAAGCTTTGCGAATCCGCACGACCTCGCCGATGGGCAGGTCGATCTCCCAGGTGCGGCCGCTACTGTCCTTGAATGTCTGCATGGTGGTTTAAGGCGTTGAATCTTCCAGGCTGACGATCTTCAGCGTCAGCGCATCGACGGCGCTGCCATTGCTGGCCTTGCTGACCGTGATCGGGTTGCCCGTGAACAGGTTGCTGATCGCCCCGCCGGCCACGTCGTAGACGACCGGCACGTTGGCGCTTAGATCGATCTCTTCGATGGTTGCTGCGCCAACGTCCTGCATGTCGATGTGGGCCTTGGCGGTGGACGAGGGGTTCGGGCACTCGGCGCAGAACCCAATGACCTGGATCGCATCGCCATCGATGTGCGTGTTGATCACGACCTGCTTGGTGACGACGATGGTCGTGTCCTGCGCCGGCAGGTTGTCTCCGGCGCCGAGGTCCACGGTGATGGTTGTGGCAGTCGTCGCTGTCACGTCCATGCCGTAGCGCACGCCGCCGCTCCAGTAGACGTCCACGAAATCCGACGCCGTGATTCCATGTCCGCTGGCGACGGTCAGCACTCCCGTGTCGTTGTCGGTCCGGGTCGTGAGCGTGCCGGCCTTGCCGACCGGCAGCGATACCTCATATCCCTGCGGGTGATCCCCCGTGCGGGCCACCGACTGCTGGATCGAGACGCCCCCGGCGGCCAGCGAGACGCTGTAAGTTGCATTCGGCATAGTGGCTCTCGCTTACACGTAAAGTTGGGGGGCCCGATTCTCGCGCGTGACGGTGTCCACGGTGAAGTCGTAGGTCTGCTCCCCCTTGAGAGGCTTGCCGTGCTTTACCTTCAGATACACGTCGCCGTCAAAACCCTTGCCGGCGGCCCGGTCCTTGGTGCGGATGGCGACGGGAGTGCTGCCGTAGGCCGCGGCGAGCAGCGCCGCCAGCGACGTGTCGGTCGGATCGTTGGTCATGTTCCAGCCGAGGGTGACCTTGCGCGATGTCGCTCGGCCCGTTTCGATGGGGGGCGCAGCGCCCGTGCCGCGGACAGTGGTGTCCCCCGAGCCGTGGTCGAAGTCGTAGTTTTCGTCGCGGATGTTGGTCAGCAGCGTCGCCGCCGTCGCGCCGGCTGCGCCGTAGTAGATTTCGCCTTCAAAGCCCATTTTCATAAGGTCTGCTCCTTATTCCCCGATGCTGCCGGCCATCCCCTCGGCGAACCGCGGGACGTTCTCTTCCAGCGCCGGTCCCATGTACGCGCGTTCGGGATAGTCGTCGCCGTGAAACTCTTCCCCCAGCTCGTGCGCCCGGCCGGACTCGCCGACGACGCTGTAGCGCGGACCGACAACCGCTTCCTGCCGGGCCTTGTCGGCGTCGTAGACGATGGCCCGCTGCAGATTTCCCTTTCGCTGCTTCCCCTTCTTCGTGACGCCGCCGGTATGCGTGTGCGGAGGCGTGCCGGGGGGCGAAGGCCCTTCGGCCTGCTCGATCGAATCGATGGCCGTCTTACGGACGGCGCTCGCCGCATGCCCCAAGTTCTTGAACGCCGCCTTATCGGCGGAGTTCTTGACCCGCTTGGAGTTGTCGGATTCGAGTTGGAACTGCATGGCGATCATCGAGGTCGGCTCACGTCGAAGGTGACGCGAACAATTCCTGTGAACTGGCGATGCTGCCGCAGGTGCTTGGGGATGTAAGCAGCACGGACCTCCGTCTTGTCCCACACGGCGCTGTCGTAGCTGGCCAGCCGCGCCGCCAGGAAGAACTGGTGGATCTCCAAGACGAACGCGACCAGCGCGTCGATCTGCGTGATGGCGATCCGGCCGGTGGACGGGTCCTGCTCGGGCACATTGAGCTTCTTGCGGACGACGATGTCCGCGGCCGCCTTGTAGTTGACCTGTCCGCGCGACTGGAGGTCCGTCTCGGGGTTGTTGACCGGCACCACATCAACCCGCAGGTCGTCAGCTGCGTCATCATCGAGCGGCAGTTCCCAATCGGCATACGACCGCTCGGCCGCAAATGTCTGGCTGAACGTGCCGCCGGCCAGGGCGCTCGTGACGCCCGTCGCGACCTTCTCGAGCACGTCGATGGCAGGCATCAGCCGACCTTTTTGGTATGGACGAGGAGCAGCACGCCCGAAGTATCGAGCCTCTCGAAGCAGGGCCGCTTGCCGATGGGCAGGACTTCGTAGGTCTCCTCGACATCACCGATCGTCGGCTTCCAGCGATCGCCGGACCGGGGTGTGATCACATTGCCGCCGAGGACCAGCTCGGAAGCCGTAAACCTCCAGTCGTAAGAGATCACTCTGGTCGGCAGGCCCGTCTCGTTGTCTTCGACCTCGTATTCGTGCTGTGTGGGCACGCCGATGATCGGCTCGCTTTCGATTGCTCCTCGCGCATAGACCCCCTCAAGGCCAGCCAGTCGCTTGAGCGACTGGGCCATTCCAAGGGCGGCTCTGGCGGTGGCCGTGCTCACAGCAGGCCCTCCAGGGTGGCGGATACGCTGCTGGCATCGCCGGTCGAGATGCCCGAGACGATGCGAACGCCGACATGGCGCTTCACATCGACCGGGGGACGCCAAATGAACGAGGCCGCGGCCGCGCCAACGCCGCCAGCTCCGGTCTGGACGAGCACACTCGGATAAAGCACCGTGGGCGACGAGAGATCGGCGTTGTCGCTGTGGATGATCGAATAGGTGAACGTGCGGGTGTCCGGAGCCATCGTCGCGTTGAGGGCCGGCGCGCTGAGTTTGAACTCGGATTTTGCGACGAAGTCGCCGAAGCTGCCGTGCCCCAGATCGAGCGCCGCGCCATCGACTGTGGCGCTGGCCGCTGCCGGCAACGCCCGCGTGTTCTTGACCTGGTTGTCTTTGAGTGCAAGTCCCATGAAATGTTCCTTGACGAGAGTTGGTTGGCGGCGGCGCGTGCTTACAGCGTGAGCGCCTCGGTATCGAGGATGCTGTCGGTTTCCTGAATCGGCACGCCGAACGCTTCCTGCGGGTAGGGAGCGGGGGAGCCTGTGGGAGTCGTCGCGGTGCGGCTCATTTGGAGCTGCATCCGTGAGCGGCGTGACATCAGCAGCACGTCCGGCTTGTAGCCGACCGGGAATTTGGCCAGGAGCTGCGAGATCAGCCCGTCGGTCAGCCCCTTGCCGCTATCGGCTGTGAGCTTCTTGATCCGCCCGACGGCAAACTTGTTGCCGACCTGCAGGCCGGGATAGGCGAGGAGTTCTTGCACATAGGCCGTGTAAGGGTTGTTGTTGGTATCGAGCACGCGCTGCTCGCTGACATCGGAGACGCTGAGCTGGCCGTCCGAGCCATAGACCCACTGGACCGCCTTCGGTCCCCACTTCACGCCCCATACGCTGCTACCCGTGCTGGCCGTGGTCCCCCCCGCATCGATCACCATGCTTGTGGCGTCGTATGCGGCCAAGAGACCCGGAAAGCCCTTTGCGTCGTAGCTCGTCCCGTAATAGAACTGCGAGCCAAGCGTCAGCATGGCGGCCCGCATGATGCCGTCCGCCTCCATCGCAATGAAAGCTTGAGCCCCATCCTCGTAGCGGTCGGCGACTGCCTTGTCGCATTCCCAGCGAGGGTTGAGCGTGAAGCACTCGACCACCCGGTTTTCCCAGGTGGACTTGGTCGCCGCGACGCCTTCATTCGCATTGCGGAACGCTGCCGTGGGGAGCGTCGTCCGCACGAGCGTCTTGTAGCTCAGCCCCTTGATCGTGCGGGCCGCCCCGAGACTCACCTCGGGGGAATAGGTCATCACCTCTTCGATCAGGCCGACGGCCGCGTCCGAGCCGTTAGCTTTTGCGATATCGAGGAGCGTCGTAACAGGCATCGGTTCGATCCTTTGCTGAAACGACAAGGGGGCCGTGCGGTCATCCGCGCGGCCCCCCGACGGGCAGCGAAAGGTGCGGGCCTTCTCAGCGGTTAATTACTCCGCGTCCAGCCCTATCGAATGGGCCGGGCGAATGAGCGCCCGGCCCCGATGTCAGTGGTTACTTCTTAGTGGTCTTGGGAAGGGTGATATTGGCGGCAAATCGTGCGAGCCCGCTGCCCAGCGCCGCCTTCTGCTTGGCAGTCGGTTCATTCATCACGGCAACATCGGCGTCTCCGCCAAAGCTCACCGGCTCCCGCTCGCCACGGGACGCCGCGAGCTGCGTGCGGAGCTGCTCGTTCTCCTTGGTCAGGCGCTCGCGATCGGCCTGGAGCTGCTGGTGGAACAGCGTCTGGCACTGCGCGAATGACTTTCCTTGTGCGAACCACACACCGCCCTGATCGCCAAATGCTGCCAGGAAGGCGGTGCCATCCTGCGCGGCGCTCTGCGCTCCCGCTTCGACGGGCACAGCCGCGGGCGTGGGCTGCTCCTCTGCGGGCTTGGCGGCCTGCTCTTGCTCCGACTTTTCATCGGGCTTGTCGCCAGACGCTTGTGCCTCAGGATCGACGGCCTCGTCGGCCTTCTCTGGGGCGGTATCGTTAGCCTTCGCCGAATCGGCGGCCGCCGGTGCGGCCTCCGCGGCTGGGGGTTGTTCGGATTGCGTGTAACGGACGGCTACCTCGGTCGGATGCTTACCGGCGCTGAATTCGACGGCCGTGGTTTTGTCCTGGCCGTAGGGACAGACCGCCAGGCCGCGAAGCGTCCAGCGTCGGGCTACAACACCCGGCCCCTCGAATTGCAGCCCGTTCACCGGCACGGACATCCCTTGGGGCACTTCCTCGAGCACGAGCTCGGCCGGATCGAAAAAGATCGACGCCTCGTAGGGGACTCCCTGCTGAGATTTGAAAATGACTTCGGACGCCCGGTCCTTCTCTTGAAACGGCGTCAGAGCGCCGGAAGCGACAAGGCCGCCTTCCGTCTCGAACTTGTTGGCGAAGCCCATCACCTCGTCTTCGCGGTGACAGTAGTCAATGGCCAGACGGGGCTTGCTGAGCGCCATTCCGGCCAGGTCGTGCACCATGCGGCCGAAGAACCAGTGATCGACGGCCTGCGCGCCGCGGGCTTTCACCTTGATCGGGACCGTCTTGGCCCCTTCGCCGTTGTCTCCCATTTCCAGGTCGGCAGCGAAGCGAAGAGCGGCCAGCGGGATTTGCCGGGTCTCATTAGGCATTGGCAACTCCAATTAGCTCGGCATTGGTGGCCTGCAGATTCACCGGCAGCCCCAGACCTTTGAGGTACTCATTCTCGGCCGCCAATTCGTCGGCCACGTCGTAGAAGTCGAGGCCCTGCTCGCGCAGGCGACGAGTCCGAGATGAGAGGCACGCCCCGATAGCGGCGATATCCGCGTTGATCTCTTTGAGCGGATCGATCCAGGGAATGCCGGCGGGAATCCACTCCCAGCGAATGTCCGACAGGTTCACGCCGGGCAGCACACCGTCCTGAATCCAGAGGGCGATGCGCCAGCAGGTCAGGTGGTCGAGCAGCGCCTGGAGGTCCAGCCGCTTGATCTTGGCCGACTGCTCGTACTGGAGCAGGGCCTGCCGGGCACCGCTGTAGTTGGTGAAGTTTTCGGCGTAGAAGCTGTAGGGAATATCGAGCGCCTTGAGGGCGACGCTCACCATCACCTGGGAGAACGCCTGGAATTCGGTCGAGGGAGACTTCGACTCCAGGAACTCGGCTTTGTCCCCCGGATCGAGGTCAAGTTGCACCGGGCCGCGGCCGAAGTCCACTTCATAGCCGGTGCCGTCCTCGTCGCTGGTGCTCGTCTGGCCAAGCGTGTCGTTGCCGCTCTCGTCCGGCGAGAGGCGGTCGCGATAGAAGATCAGCCCGAAGAGCTGGCTGACCTTCATCTTGGCGAGGGCATAGTCCATCCCCTCGTAGGTGTCGCGCAACGTGTTGACCGCCGTTGCCAGCGGGGCAATCCCGCGGACCTGGTCGAAGCGGTCAAAGTAACCAAAGTGATAGAAGTTCCGCGCCGGGACGATGCGCTCGAAGGTGAATGTGGCACTGGAACCGGCATCGGTCGTTTTGCCGCGCTGGCAGATGCAGAACTCGATCGGCCGGCCTGCCTTGTCCGTGCGTATACCGTGGGTAAAGTCGGCGGCCGAGTAGTCCGCCGGCAGCCCGCCGCTGGGCGAGCGGACGCGATCCCCTTCGATGGCCTGCACCAAGCCCCGCGAGAGCTTGAGGACCCCCATGTCGCCGTCCACGGTCCGCCGCATTTCGGCGAGCCGCGCGAACCGCTGCAGTCCAAAGCGGCTGGTCACATCGAAGTTGACGGGCTGAGACCACCAGCGCACGAGCCGCTCCAGACTGTCGTCGAGGTCGTTGTTCCCGGTCCGAGCCTGAAAACTGAACGTCGAGACATAATCGAGGTGTTTGCGGATCATCCAGGCGGCAACGGAGAAGTTCCGGTGCAACGTCCGCGTGGCCGAGAGCAGCTTGCGGCGTTCAGTCGGAGGCAGCTCGCTGTCCTCGCTACGCAAAATTCCCGTCGGCGCTTGCCGCTTGTTCTTGGCATGCACGGCGTCGTAGGTGCTGCCGCCCAGGCTGAAGAGCGCACGTCGAATTGAACTGAGCCAGCCCATTAGAATCCGCTGAGGTTGATCTGCTTCGCGCCGGGTCGCCGGCCCGCCTCGCGGTCCGCGAGGTTCTTCCAGTATTCGTACTGCTTCAGGAGGTCTTCGTAGGTCACTGTCGTATTGCCGACGACGACTGATTTCACGCCCGGATTCTCCGCCAGGAGCGTCTCGATCCGCGTGATCTGCTCGGTGGCGAAGGACATATCTCAATCGTCAATTTCTGCCACGATATGTCCAGATTCGCGGGCTGTTTCTGCGCGAGAGATAACTGCAACGCGGTTATTTTTTCTCGGCACGATGTTCGCACGACATGGAGGTAGCTCAGCGCGTTCGCGAACGCGATCAGAATCGGCGAGATGAAAATGGTCGCAGCAGGTTGGTGGCAGCCAGCGCTCTCATTCTCGTAACGGAATTGCCGGGGCCACGTATGTCGGCCAGGGGGGGGAAGACCGGCGTACTACGGTTTGTCCCAAGTGCAAACGACCGTATTGGAACCGGGCGAAGTAGTTTGAGAGAAAAACCGACACTCGCCCGAAAGGCGGATAGCGGTTAAGTGGCGCAAGGCTTAGAATCGGCTGCACCCATCGAGGACGGCATCCGCGCTGACTTAGATTGTGGTGAAGACAAGGCCCTGGTGCTGCGGTTGTGGTGACTGGCAGCTCCAGGGCTCTTATTTTACAAGTCGCAGTTGATGTGGCGGCCCGACAGCAAGGAACGTCTGGCGAAACTCTTGCTCATTGCAGAGCATTGCCGCACTCAGCTCGGAAACCGTGTACTTGCGATCTGCCATGTACAGTTCCATGACACGGTGTAGCGTCTTTGGGGTTTCTGGCTCGATTGGGTTCGGTTCATTCTTCCGATAGCCAAGTTGACTAATCCGAACGCAAAGGGACTGGTAGCTCGATGGTGAAATCGCACCGGTATCCTTTGCTCGGCGGATAATCGCCTGCATCGCTGTGCGCCACCGCAACTTCAGCGACGCGGCACGCGCAATTGTCAAATTCCTTAGCTCCGGCTGAATTTCAGCGCCGGGCATTAGAAACTCTGCGGCGAATCGGTCAGCCTCTTCTTCCGCATTGGCGTTTGGCGTGCGGTGCATCACGATATGGCCCAGCTCGTGGGCCAAAGTGAAACGACAGCGATCTGCGGGCTTGGAGCGGTCTAGGAAAAAAAATGGGGGGAGGCCAGCAGCGCGCTGGCTAACGGCATCAATTTTTGGAGTATCGAGGTCCATTGTGACGATCAGACCTCCGGCCGCCTCAATTGCGTCCGCTAGATTCTTGATTGGGCCTCGCGGCAATGACCAGGTGGCGCGCAGGAGTCGGGCAATTTCCTCCGGACTGTCGTATTCGTCGACGTCCAGCACAGGAAAATTTGGCTCGTGAGGCAGAGACACGCTCTGAAGCAACCGGCCCAACTGAATGCGGCGGATGTTGATTACGTCATGTAGTTGATTCAGAACGCGAATTGGCGTACTTGCCCGCTTGCGATGGTAAAGGCAGCAAGTCCCGAATCCACGAGCTGATTCATCGAGGTAGAACAGCTCGGGAGGATAGTTCAGCAACGCGGCTGCGGATCGTACCTCAGCGTCGTCAAGGCCGATCATGCCGTGTTCGACTTTCGAGGCTTTGCCCTGTGACCAGCCCAGGGCTTCAGCGAACTCCGCCTGCGAAAGGCCACGCGAGCCCCTCGCAACTGCCAGCATATCGGGATTGAGTTTTGGCATGGACTACCTTCGCTTCGCCTTGGTTAGGTGGCGGCCAAAATCTTGCGGCTCAGGCGCTTTTGTGGCCCCAGGAAGCGGCAGCACCTGCATTTCGGAGTTGTCAATCGGGAACCAATACACGCAGTCTTCGCCAACCTGGCACGAGATGATGACCGACACGAGATTAGATCGAGCCGCATCCATCATGTAGCCGCACGTCAACCTCGTTACGCTGCTGTCGATGCCGTGGTACGGCGCTTGCCTGAAATAGATTTCCTTACCGTCGTCGCCGTCAACATTGAGAACGACATGGTGACGATCCACAGAATTAAACCGGATGAGGATTTTGTCCTGGACGTAGAACGTGAACACCTGAAGGGCATCGCACTCGACGATGCCCTCCTCCTCGCGATTCCGAAATCTCTCCTTTGCAAACGACTGGCTGTAGCCAAACCTGATGTACGCTGGGATGTTTCCGACCTCACCCAGCCGCCCGCGATCGTCTTCAGGAAGAGAGTTCCATCGGTTGACCGAGTCAGTCCATACAGACACGAGGTCTTCGCGGATCGGCGCGATCAGCGACTTCGCCTCCCCTTCTTTGACAAGATGCTCGGTCTCAAACGGCAGCAAGAGATTCTGGGCCATCGAAACAATCCTTTCAGTGTGGTGACTGGCTGCACCTTCAAGTGCAGCGATTTAATCCGATGGCATAAATTATTCTATTTTTCATTCCAGATGCAATGCGATTCAGTAGTTTCTTGCGTTCGCTATGATGCCACTCCCCGTCAGGGGGGGTAATTGCATTCGCGGCGACTTTTTAGGGCGGACGAGCCACCATTTGGGCAGCCAAGGCTTGTTGTCCAGAGCCGGGCGGGGGCGTCGATGGCCCCGCAACATGGCATTCTTGGCATGCCCATTATCCGGCCTCCGACATGTCTGCTTGCTGCGCCGAGAGTCCTGTCGGAGCATACACCTTCTCCTGGTCTCGACGGGCTTGGCCGCAGTCCAGGCAGCGGCAGGTGCGGTACACGATGGCGACGAATTCGAGCCCGTGGCCGCCATAGTCGCGGCGGTCGGAGTTCTCATACTTTGTCCGTCGCGAACTCCCGCATGCCGGGCAACGGCTAGGCGCAACCTCAGCCAGCGCAGCAATGTTGGTCGATCCCTTCGGGCGTCCAGGTCGTTTGCGACTCATAGGTAAGCGACCTTCCTTCTCGGCTTTGCTGTCGGCATTGCTGCAGCCGACTTTGGTTTCAGCGGTTTGATGCCTTTGATGTTCGCGCCGACGTTCGTGTAGTAACTGGCGTCGAGGTAGTGCGTGTTCTCGGATCGCTCCTTCCAGCGCCGGCGCACGCTTCCCTTGTACGGCTCTTCGACCTCGACTTCATTGCAGATGTGGTGCGCGTAGGAGTGGTGGGACTTCTCGTCGTGGTTCAGCCTTCCGCCCGGATCGCTGGGACTGCCGAAGAGATAGGCGCAGCCGGGCTTGCCCGGCGCTGTCATCCAGCGGTCGTGCTCAAACCGTTTCCAGCGGTCGGTGTCCGCTTCAACCAGCCACGTCCGGCCGGTTTTCACCATCTTCCAGCCATCGCCGACCTTCACCCGCTCTGTGGATTTCTGGGCGGGGTGGAAACTCGCCTTCACGCAGCCGCCCGAACTGCCAAAGCCCATCACTGGATACACGCCCAGCCCGGCTTCCTCACAGGCGGCGACAACGGCTGGCTTCTGCCAGCGGGCGTCGATCAGTGTGATGTCCACTGCCTTGATGGCTCCGTCGTCTGCACACACGTATTCCGTCTGTTTGGCATCGTCGAGGAACTGGAGGATGCCTCGCTTGATGGCCAGGTCGAGCCCTTCGTCACTGCCGTACTTCGTCCCCAGCACTTCATGCACGCCATAATCGACAACGAAGCATGTCCCGTTGGGCTGCCAGGCCCGGACCACCCAGTGCAGCGCGGTCTTGCGCACGTCGACGCCGCGGTCCAGCACCGTGCAGCCCGGAGGAATGATCTTGCGGTCGTAACCTGAAAGTTGCCGCTGGATACGGGAAGGCGTGATCCCAGACTCGACCGGCCCGGCTTCCTCGGGCGGATCGTTGTCATATTCGCTGGCAACCGCCTCCGGTCCGATCCGAGCGACCTCGTTGAAGTACCGCTGGAGCGCCGAGACTTCGAGCTGCGTCCCGTCCGGCAGTGTCTGCCCGTCGAATCGGTTCAGGTTGGCGACCTCGGCGCCGGCATCCATCGCCACTCGGTTTTCCATATAAAACGCATGGGCGATCCGGCCGAACTCATCGTCGGGATGAGCTTGCCGGAGTTGAACGTACTCATCCCACAGGTCAGAGCGATCGGGTTTTATGATCAGGAAGCGGAACCGCTTTCCCTTCCACGTCGGCTTCTGAGTCGGATCGGTGAACTTGTACGAGACGCACGTTCGGTTCTGGATCGTCGTCAACATCACTCGGGCGACGCTGCGCTGCTGGCCGCCCAAGCCGGCGATCGCCCGGTCGATCCGCTTCTCCAGCTTCTTGGCCTGCTCCTCGCTGTTGACCGATTCCTCGGTATCGGGATCGTCGATCCCCGCTACATCGACGCGCCGGTTGCGCTTGTTGAGCCCGCGGACCGCGGCGTCGAGACCCCGCGTGGCGATGATCGCGTTGCTGGAAGGCGAGCCCGGCACTTTCGGTAGCACGATCTCCTGGCCGCACCATGAGAACCGGCTCGGCACCGCCTGGAACGGTTCGCCGTTGTCATGCCGCTTGCCGGTGACAATCTGGTAATGCGCTCGGTTGGGGGTGTTCTCCAGCGCCAGGACGGGTATGCACACTTCCGGGTAGTCGGCCCGCAACCGCTCGTTGGTCTCGATCTCTCCCATGATCGATTGCAGTGAGTCCTGGGCTGCCGAACCCGTAGCGGCAAACAGCACCGAGAACTTTACGACACCTGCCAGCGTGTACTTGAGCAGCATCCGCTCGAAGATCTTGGTCTTGCCCTCGCCGCGCGAGGCGGCCAGCGACTGGTCACCGCCGTACAGGATCGCGTTGCGGATGGCTTCGATCATTTCCAATTGCTGGGTGGTGAAGGGATACCAGAACAGGTCGGCGAAGTAATACCGCAGCCACTCGGTGTCGTCTGACTCCAGCAACACCCTTCGCTCGGGATCTTCGCACGCCGGGATCTGAACTTCTTTGGCTGCCGCCCGCACGTCCCGTTTGCGCCGGGCGTCCCGGTCGCGTTCGCTACCGCGGCCCGTGAGCTGATCGACCTGCCGCAAGCGCTTGCGTAGGTCGGCGGCCAGGGCCTTGAGTTCATCGAGTTTGGCCATCGGGTCATGCCGCGTCCTTGGCAGGATTCAAGGCAAAACACCAGCGTTTCGCTGCAATAAGGCCTGAAAGAATCTGCTGAATTCCTGGCCCGCTTGGCTTGATGTTCTTCCGTTCATGCCGCTCTCTGTGACTGACGACGGGGCGAACCAACCACGAAGCGGAGATGAACGATGAACGGAAAGAATCACGAGCGCCAAAGCGGGGCGGTCGACCAGGTGATGTTCGAGAAGGTGATCCGCGACAACCTCTCCCCGGAGGGCGTCGCGGCGGTGATCGCCTTCCTGCGGACGGCGAGCGTGAACCCGCCGTCTACGGAATCGCAGCGTCAAGCGCTGGCCGAGGTCGAGTGGCTGGCCGACACGCTGCTCGACCTGATCGGGGTCGAGGAATGCAACCGCATCTACGACGAGCTGTGCCTCTAGGAGCCGGCGATGCGAACGCACCTGGAACGCCTGAAACCCGGCACACGCTTCCGCTTGGCGGATATGCCCGAGGTCACCGCCACGCTGGTGAGCTGTAACGAGTGCAGCGCCACCGTCCGCGTCGACGGCGGCGTGCGCGATGTCGAGTTCGAGAACCCCGACGGCACGACGCGGCGATTCCGCGCGAGCCGCACCCACACGACTACCTGGGCGCCGGCGACTGTCGTCGAGCCCATCTTTACCCCCGAGGACCACCCGTCCTCCAACGATGAGGAGTTTGACATGGCTACGAAGCAGAAGACG